GTGCTTCAAAAGCACAAACTTTTCATATAGTATCTAAAAAATCACTTTTAGACTCATTTGAAGAAGCACATACATTGTGCTTAGATGATGATGAAAAGAATTTTTTACAAGAGTGTATTGACATTATAAACTATTATGAAGACTCTGAATATTTTATTATTGATGGACAAAGTAGAGGTTATTTAGCACATTTACCTTTCTTTAATAGTGAATTTAAGTGGACAATGGATATCACTTTTGTTAACGAAGAAACAGGAGAAGAATATACAAAAAGTGATTTTTTATTTGAAGATTTAACAGAAAATGAAAGAACTGCTTTTCTCTCACAAGAAATAACTGTTTTAAAATACACAAAAGGCACGTTGCAAGATTATGCTACATTAGTTGTAGGTATCAACCAAGGTTTACAATGGGCTGATTCTGAAATGATGTGGACAAAATGGTTTGCAGGATTAAAGTTTGATATTAAAAAAGATATTATTGAAATATTGAACTGGAAAAATCTATTTAAAAATGTTGTAACAGGTACAAGTGAAAAGTATGAGTACAATAGGGCAGGTTATGTTTCATTTATATTAGAAACTATACATTTATTAAGAAACCTTAATAATTCATCCAGTAAGTTAAACTTTCCAAGTTCAACAGAAATGTTAAGTTGGTTTGATAAACCTTCCTTGTATGCAAAGAAGGTAGAACTTGATAAGTCAGAATATAAAATGTTAAAATTAATATTAAAACAGGTATCTGATATACAAGAAACAAATGTTAAATTACCTAAATTTGCAAACTTAACAAATTTAGTTATAACGACAATGTTGATACTTAATAAAAATTCAGTTGAGGGTCAGAAAATGTTGAAAGAAACATTTACTACCTATAATGATAAAACTTTTATTAGAGTTGAAAACCCAGTTGAATTTATTAAAAAACTGGCAACAAGTGAGGTAGATGAATATTCTAAAGATATTTACCTAACTGATAGTGAAGGTAAACTTATAACTGATGAACTTGGTAATAATAAGAAAAACTATGATTGTTACCATTATTATGGTTCTAAAAATAAAGGTGACTTTTTAATTAAAAGAAAAAATAATATTTTAAAAAGATTACCAAAAATGTTAAAAGAACTTTATGATAAAAAAATAATATCAGTTTGTACAGATAGAGAATTTATTGACTATCTTGCAGTTTATGACCAAACTAATAAAACAGGTGGTATAAGTGATATGTTTGATAGACCAATTTCTAAAGATGAACTTTTAGATAAAAGTAAATTTCAAAAAGGTCATAATAAATCCTTGAGAAAATCTGGCACAAATGATATTACAAATTTTACATTAGAAGATGGTCAGGTTAATGTAAGAAAACAGGCACAAAACTATTAAAAAGTCTTTAAGTGGTCTTCGGTAAGTATAACGAATTTCATATCTCGTTTATTACACCATGCAAATGCCGTAGACCACTTTCTTCTATTTTTTTCATAGGTTAACAATGCGTTTTTATAAGTACGACTTTCTCGTAAAGGTTTTTTAGGTTTACGTGTTTGTGCTTTAGGTTTAATCTCTACAACAAACTTTTTAAATGTGCCGTCTGATTGTCTAACTTTCATATAGAAATCAGGATAGTATCTATGAGGACGATTATCAATAGAACGATAGTATATGATTATTTCTTCACTACCCCATTCTAACACATCTTTATTTTTATCACAGTAACCCATGAATCTCTTTTCCCAACTTGAACGATAGATTATGTTATTAACATTACCTTTATATTTTTGTGGGTTGAGGGGTTTGAACTTACCTGAATAAGGCCGTTTATCTGGATTAGTTAACTTCTTAATCTTCTTCATAAATCTATTTATTTCTAACATAAATAGTAGTATGGCAAGCGTATTTGATACAATCAAAGTAAAAGCAGGCGATAGTGATAGATCGGCTACATGGTATAGATCACAAGTAAATAAGATTGCTAGTGGTGCTACAGCAGGTCAACTGTTTAGACAAGGTAAACTTAATGGTCGACCTAGTGTAGGACGATTGAATTTATTTGGGTACAATCCTAAATTTAGAAAGACTTTACCGTATTACGATATATTTCCTTTAGTGTTGCCATTAGAACCTATAAAGGGTGGTTTTATGGGTATGAACTTTCACTACTTACCACCGTTGTTAAGATTTAGACTATTAGAACGTATGCAGGCAACTGCTACAGATCAACGATTTGATAGTAAAACAAAATTTGATGTAACTTATGATGATGTAAAAAATATAAAAATTGTAAAACCAACAATTAAAAAGTATTTGTATTCATATGTACAAACAGGATTTTTAAGAATAAATGCAGATGAAGCTGCAGTTGCAATATACTTACCTGTACAAAGATTTAAAAAGGCAAGTGAAGCACAAGTTTATTCAGATAGTAGGAGATTTATTTAATGTCATTAATTAGTGTCGGTAAAAAGATAGGTGATTTAGATATACGTTTAGGTATACCACCATCAAAAGCACAATTTAGTACTAGAGAAACTAATAATAGAATATCAGCAAACAATGCCACTTCTAATTATAATTCTGTCTATAATGTATTTCGATCAGGAATAACACAGGCAGGTGGGTTTGCTAGACCTACACAATTTTTAGTTACAGTAGATGGTCCTAAAGGAAGTGTATTGGGTGATACAGCCATCTATAATGATATGCAATCAAAAAATCAAGCAGCAAGACTTGAAAAAAGTGCTAAACTTTCAAATGCTATCAAAAAAAACTTACAGTTAAGAATGGATATATTTTGCTCAAATGTTTCTATTCCAGGTAAAACTATTACAGATGATGTCAACGAAACATATTATGGTCCTAAAAGAGCAATGGCAAAAAGTGTTCAATATGACGAAGTAACATTAGAATTTTATACCAGTATTAATTATGAAGAAAGATTGTTTTTTGAGGCATGGCAAAACTCGATAGTTGATCCTATTAGTCACAATGTTGGCTATTATGATGATTATGCTACACCTTGTATGATTACTATTACACCATTGACAAAAACATTTACAGCTGCATTAGCAAATTTTCAACCTTCAGGAGACCCAGGAAGAGATAGACAAGAAATAAGAAAAAGTTTAGGCGATCAATCAGGATTTTCGAGTTATCAAGTACAAATGTATGAAGCATGGCCTAAAACAATTGCTGCCACACCTTTAAGTTACGATGCTGTAAATCAAATTGTAAAAACAAGTGTTACATTTACATATAGAAATTATGCTACAACAGCATGGAACTTTTTAGCAAAAGATAATACTGAAGAATTTAATACCCTAAACAGACTTGAATATAGAACTAATACAACAGCGATACAAGGTAATTTATTAGACAACCTACCTTTTGGTATTGGTAATGAAATAGGTAGAGCAGGTCGTCAAGTGTATGAAACAATTAAAAAGAATTTGCCTGTAGGCAGAGTTACGGGTGGTCGTGTATTCCCGAAAGGTCTTCCAGACCCTAAAATTATACGAGATATATTTTATTAATAAAGGAGTAAATAATGAGTTTATCATTTTTGAGAGTGCCTGAATATGATCTGATTTTATCAAATAATGTCAATATTAAATATAGACCATTTTTGATTAAGGAAGAAAAAATATTATTAATGGCTGTTGAAAGTAGAGATGAAGGTGAGATGAACAATGCTTTAATTAAAATTGTTCAAAATTGCACACTATCGAAGACAGATGTAACAAAGTTGCCTGTGTACGATTTTGAATATCTTTGGTTAAATATAAGAGGTAAATCTGTTGGTGAAACAATAGATATGAAACTAAAGTGTCCAGATGATGATACAGTAACAGTTGACTATCAGTTAAAGATAGAAGATGTAAAACCTGATTTAGATAAAAAGTTTGAAACAAAAGTAGAGTTTGAACCAGGTTATGGTGTTATTATGAAAGTACCTACTATTAATCACATATCTAATAAAAAAACATTATTAGATTTGTCATATAATTTAGTGAGAGATTGTATTGCTCAAATTTACAATGGTGAAGAAGTTTTTGAAGCTAATGACCTATCAAAAGAAGAACTGGATGAGTTTGTTGAACACTTAACAACAAAACAGTTTGGTATGATAAGAAAGTACTTTGAAACTTTACCAATTGTATCACATTTGATTAAGTACAATAATCCTAAATCAGGTAAAGAGTTTACATTATTATTACAAGGGGCTTCTGATTTTTTTCAGTAACCCTCTTACATGAGTCGTTAGAAAGTTATTATAGAACGAATTTTGCTTTAATGCAATACCATAAATATTCGTTAAGTGAACTAGAAGAAATGATGCCATGGGAGAGGGAAATATATGTTGAAATGCTTATGCAACATATAAAAGAAGAAAATGAGAAAATAAGAGAAAAACAAAGAGGGAGATAATATGAATTTTTTAAAAAATATGTTAACAACAGGTTGGACAGGTTTTAAATATGGTGTTAAATCACTATGGCATTTTATTGAGGTAGAGATACCTGAATTGATGTCAAACTGGAGACTAGTACCAAGACTATTAATGCTTGCTTACGGTTGGGCATTTTTAGATGTAATCAATTGGTTTATGGCACTAGAGAATCCTAACAACGCACAGGCAGGGTTAGTGTCAGTAGTAGTTGGGGCTGGTGCAGGTTGGTTTGCAATATATGTAAATGGTAAACCATCTAAAGTAAAAAACAAAGAATAATAAACAATGGCCGAAGAAAAAATAAAGTTTAAAAAACCTAGACCTAACTTCAAGGTCATCCTTGAACGTCAAAAAAAGATGGAAGATGATGAGAAGTTTGCTATATCAGATTCGTTACAAGAATATATTGATAAAGTATCTAAAGGAGCAGGTTATCAGAACCAAGATAAACTAGACAAGGCAAATATAAGACAAGAGGTTATTAACTTTGTTGATAACTACACTATTGGCGACCTTGATAGTATTAAAGGTATGGAATATGATGAAGCTTTACAACTACAAAACTCTACAGAAAAAAAGATACAAGAGTTTGAAGGTTTAGGTGTTTTAAATAAACAAGAGATTGCTTTTATAAAGGCAACTGTAGGTGAAACAAATAAAAGACTTGGTGAAGTTTTAGGCGTTTCTACAAGATTAAAATTTGCATTTAGAGATTTAAAGAAAGAATTAAAACCATTAAAATTAGCTGCAAGATTAGGTATTACAAGAATACCAATCATAGGTAAAAGAATTGAACGAGCAATACGTGCTGAAGAAGAAGGTGAATCAGAAGCGTTACGTATTAAAAGAGGTTTAAGAAAACGAGAGGCAAGAATAGGTAGAAAAGAAGGCGACTCAGGTGCGTTAGAAACACCTAGTGAATTGCAACAAACAAAAACAACTGCCAAACAAGTTACTGCTGGTATAATGGGTATAGATTCTAAACCTGATTTGTTTTCAAACAAAGAACAAAGAGTAGAGGAAGAAAGAGAGTCTGATACACAATTTGAAACTACAAGTGAAGTATTAGAAAAAATATTAATAGAAAGTGAATTAACAAATGAGTTACTAGGTGGCAAGAAAAAAGATAAAGGTGGATTACTTGAAGGTGGTGGTCTTACTGAAGGTATATTGGCAACATTAGGTCTACAAAAGTTTGTAAAATTTATTAAAGGTGTAAAACTTGCAGGTTTAGGTACAACACTTGCAACCTTTGGTGGTTCAATTGCTACATTTGCAGGTTTATTAACATCAGTATTTGCATTGCCAGCCTTTTTAGCATTTTTAAACAGACCGCAAAGTGAAGATGAACTAAAAGAGATGAAAGAGCAATCACGTGATTATGCTCTTACAGGTGAAGCTGCAACTATGGATGACTATGAAACCCAAGACAAAGGAACACAGTTAGCAATAGACAAAGGTGAAC